AGATGGATCACATCTTAAAGTTTCAACGTCGTATCGTGCTACTATTACAGAAGCAAATAAAGAAGCGGCGTTTAACTGGCTTCGGGACAATGGACTAGGTGATATTATTAAGAACGAGATCTTGGTATCATTTGGTCGTAACGAGGATAACAAGGCAGCATCATATGCTGAACTTGCGAAGGGTCAAGGGTTTCAACCGACACAAAAGATGAAGGTTGAACCCATGACTCTGAAAGCGCTAGTCCGTGAGCGTATTGAGGCAGGTAAAGAAATGCCAACGGAAATCTTTGGGGTATTCTCAGAGAATAAAACAACAATAAAAAGGAACAAATAAACATGAACCAAGTAGCAGAAAAAAAAGAAGGAGCATTAGCAGCAAACCTATTTGAAGCTGATGCAAATCAAGGTACTCAAAATATATCGCAAGAAGATCTTGCGTTACCTTTTTTAAAAATTTTGGGACAACTATCACCAGAAGTAAACAAGCGTGATGGTAAATATGTCGAGGGTGCAGAACCTGGCAAAATAATAAATACTGTAACTAATGCATTGTATGACACAGTAAATGTCATACCTGTTTTTTACAAAAGACAATATATAGAATGGCAAGATAGAGGTACCAGTACAGGTGCACCGGTTGCAATTCACGATGCAGATAGTGATATTGTTAGTCAAACCACGAGAGGTAAAGACTATAAAGATAGATTACCAAACGGTAATTATCTTGATAATACTGCTAGTCATTTTGTATTAACGGTAGAAGACAATCCATCAACAGCTTTAATTTCTATGAAATCTACTCAACTTAAAGTTAGTAGAAAATGGAATTCAATGATGATGGGCATTAAAATGCAAGGCAAGAATGGTTTATTTACACCGCCAACTTATAGCCACATTTACAAGCTATCCACAACTCAGATGTCTAATGACAAAGGAACGTGGTTTGGTTGGGATGTATCTAAAGTTGGTCCTGTAGAAGATGCAAGTCTTTATGGAACAGCAAAAACTTTTGCTGAATCTGTAGGTAAAGGTGAAGTTCAAGCTAAACACGGTACAGAAGAGAAAACTAACTCTCCTTACTAGTCGAATCCTAGGTAGTGGGCGTCGAAGCGAGAGTGGATACGCCCACTTAAATTAATTGTATATTTATTATGGTAGAAAAATTTAGAAAGATATTCAAAGGTTTGGAAGAAAGATTTGGTTACCACGTACTTGATCAAAGTAATGGAGATGGTAAAAAATCTGGCACTTCATTTACATCTTCTTATGCACATACAGAAGAAATGTGGAAAGCACATTTAGAAGGAAATAAATTTAATGTTAAAACAAAAACAAAAATTATACAAGCAGATAGCTTAGGTCTTTGTCCTATTACAAGTGACAGTAAATGCACATGGGGAGCAATAGATTTAGATGAATACAAGCCTGACGTAAAAGAATTATATAAAAAAATAAAAAGTTTAAACGTACCAGTGATACCTTTTAAATCTAAAAGTGGAGGTATACACGTTTACATATTCTTAACAGAAGAAGTGCCTGCACTTCTATTAAGGGAAAAATTACATTCAATAAAAAATATATTTGGGGATTGTAAACCAGATAAAATATTTCCTGTACAAAAATATTTAAACCTTGAAAAAGGTTCAGCGGGTAGTTGGATCAATCTTCCATATCACAACCACAAAGATACAGTAAGGTATATGATAAAAGAGGATGGCTCCGGAGCTACTCTAAAAGAGTTTTTTGAACACTACGAAAGAAATACAGTCACTCCCAAACAACTTAAAACATTAAAATCAAATATAGACGAAGGGGATTCTGGAGAATGGTTTCAAGATGGACCTCCTTGTATGCAAGCATTAGCAAAATTCGGTGTACCTAAAAGTCAAAGAAATGAAGTTTTATTAGACATGACTAGATATGTAAAACAAAGATATCCTGAAGATTGGAAAGATAAAACTTTAGAGTATAACAAACAGTTTTTTGAACCTAAAGGTAAAGGCATGGGTTTTAATGAGGTAAGTAATGTTATAGGTTCTAGAGAAAAAAAAGATTATGTGTACAGATGTGATCAAGATTGGTTAAAAAGTTATTGCAATAAAGAAGAATGTATAAAAAGAAAATTTGGTATAAGTGGATCTTTAAGTAGTGAATTGGTATTAGGACCCTTGTCTTACGTAACATCTAATCCTAAGATATGGTACCTTGGTTTTAATGGAGAAGAAGTAAGTCTATCATCTAAAGAATTAGTTAAACAAGATTTAGCAAGAGAAGCAGCAACAGAACAAACAGGTAAGACACCACCTAAAATAAAAAACTGGGATATGCAGCTAAGGGCGTTACAAGAAAAAGCTACAGAGATAGATGCACCAGAAGAGAGTTTACCAACGTTTAGATTAAAAACAAGTTTAGAAAGTTTTTGTTTCAATACTAGAGTTACTAAAGATAAAAAGAAAATACTATTAGGTAGACCTTTTGAAGATGAGTCTTCTATTAAATTTACTTTTGGCGACTTCTTTAAATATATAAAAGCTGATGAATGGAATATTACCCCAGACATTACACACCAAATGTTAAAAAAGATTCCTGGTATCACAAGAGATAAATTTCATATTAAAGAGGGTGTTAAACGATGGGTATATGTTTTACACAAGGAGCAGTTTGACAATGAACCTGAAGTAAAACAAGAAGTTCCAGAGTATGTTAGCAAAGAAAAAGAAAGTCCATTTTAATGTTAGATAAATTTTACAGGAAAAGGTATAAAATATTAGGTGGTCCCGGTTGTGGTAAAACAACTAAGATATTAGAAATCTTAGCTGACTATATTAAAGGAGGTATAAACTTAGATCAAGTTTTATTGATTGGTTTTGCTAAAGCAACAGCACAAGAATTACAGGCCAGGGTTATTAAAAAAGGTTTACTCACAGAAAAACAAGCTGAATCAATTAAAACAATACATAAATTTTGTTTTGATCACATAGGTAAACACGATATCTTAAATTCTAGTGTAAAAAAAGATTTTAAAAAAAGAATGGCTTCTGATCCTGACACTTGGGTTATGCTAGATGATGAAAAGTATGACAGAGAAGATGATGTGCCTGCAGGGTGGAGTGAAAAAGAAGATAAAAAAATGGCTACTTATTATGAAGTAATAAGTAGAGCGCACCACAGTTACGGGTCTATATATGGTGCTTATTGCAGGAATAAAAAATTTAAAGATGATTTAGATAAAATTTTAAGTTATTTTGGAGAAAGTGAAAATGACAAATATAAAAATGTACACACAGCGCAATTAACTTATTTTTATACTAATCTTAAAAAATTTAAAAGCCAAACAGGTGTTATTGATTTTGATGATATGTTGTTAAAAGCTTTGTACCCTACAGTGGAATTTCCGTCTTATAAGTTAGTATTAGTTGATGAGGTCCAAGATCTTTCAAAATTAGAATGGCAAGTCATATCTAAAATAGCACGAAAAACTGAAGAGTTATTTTTAGTTGGTGATGATGATCAAGCTATATATGGGTGGAAAGGGTCAGACGTTCGTTTATTTCAAAAATGGCCTTGTAAAAAAGAAAACGTTACACGTTTAGAGACATCTTATAGGCTTCCAGGGAAGATATATGATTTTGCTTTAAGTATAAGGGATGAAATAAATAATAGGTTAGGTAATGAATTTACTTGTCAAAAAAGAATAAACCCAGAAAATAAAGATGAAGGACATATTTCTTATATAAATGGTTTAGATGAAATAGAAGGTTTAAACAAAGACTCAGAGATTATTTTTTGTGCAAGAGCTAACAATCTTCTCAGACCTTATGCCGATTTTTTAAAACAAAACAATTTAATATGGTTAGAAAAATCACAAAGCATAGACGATAGAGGTAAGTTTAAAAGTTCTTTTCCTGAAGGTTGTAAAGAAGTTATAGAGTTTTGGCATACTTTACAAGAAGGACATCCAATTAAAGGTACAAGCTATATAAAAATGGTTAAACAAATGAATGTAGAATTTATCTCTGAAAGAAAAAAAACTGCTTTGTCTAAAAAAGATACAGCGCCAATAGAATTATATGAAGCAGACAAAATGTTTTCATATGAAGAATTAAAAAATAAATTTTATCTTAATGCTCCTTTAGAAAAAATGTGGTATGAAATTTTTTATTTTGATACTACAAGAGTTCAATCAGCTAAAAAACCTAAAGCTATATTTAAAGATAGAGAAGACTTCAACGATTATTTAAAAGGTTGTTGGGAAAAAAATAAAAATTTAACGACAGAAATCACACTATCAACTATACATGGAGTAAAAGGAAAAGAAGCTAACAAAGTAGTCTTGGCCGTTGAGTGGGGTTTTTCATTAAATGCGTACAAAAAAGGTAATCAACAAGTTGAAGATGAAGAAGTAAGAGCCTGTTATGTGGGCGTTACTAGAGCTAAAAAAGAATTGTACTTGTTTGAATTTCCTGGACAATACAAAAACCCTTTCCCATTATTACAAACTTACTTAGGAGAAAAATATGACGGATAAAAAAATGTTAGAGGAAGCGTTTCCACAAGACAAACAAATTGGTGGATCTCACTACAAATTGTTTCACATTCAACCCTACGAATTTATTTCAAAAAATGATTTATCATTTTTCCAAGGCAACGTTATAAAATATGTCTGTAGATATTTACACAAAAATGGTGTAGAAGACCTGGAGAAGATTAAACACTATTGTGATTTAGAAATAAAAAAATTGAAAGATATAAAAGGAAAAAATAATGCCTAGTAAATCTATTATTAAAAAAACAATTGAAGTTGAAGGTAAATATAAATTTGATTTAGAAATATACCCAAGATTAGTTTCATGGGAAATATATCCCAAAGATCATCACGCTGCTTTATATGCATTTAGCAATAAAGATAAATTAAACAAACTAATAGAAGACAAACATGTCTTTGAGGAAAAGGAATAAAATGCAAGCACCTTTATTTAAACCGCAGACGGAATGGTTTCCACCAGATGATTTTCCAGACTTATCAAAGTATAATGAGATAGCCATTGACTTAGAAACTAAAGACCCTGATTTAAAAACAAAAGGGTCTTCATCGATGAGAGGACAAGGTGACGTGGTAGGTATTGCAATTGCTGTTAAAGATTGGGCAGGTTATTATCCTATAGCTCATGAGTCAGGACCTAACATGGAAAGAAAAAAAGTTCTCGGTTGGTTTGCAGATGTTCTTAAAACAAGTGCAGATAAAATATTTCACAACGCTGTTTATGATATGTGTTGGATTCACAGACTAGGGCTCACGGTTCATGGAACAGTTGTTGATACAATGATCATGACTTCTTTAATTGATGAAAACAGGTTTAGATATGACTTAAACTCTGTAGCACAATTTTACACAGGTATGGGTAAGAATGAATCTGCATTACAAGAAGCAGCAAAAGATTGGGGTGTTGATCCTAAAGCAGAGATGTATAAACTTCCTGCTATGTATGTAGGTGAGTATGCTGAAAGAGATGCAGAAGTAACTTTAGCTTTATGGCAAGAACTTAAAAAAGAAATAGAACACCAAGATCTACAATCAATTGTTGAGTTAGAACAAAAAGTTTTTCCTTGTATACTTGATATGAAAATAAAAGGTGTAAGAGTTAGTGAATCACAAGTTGATCAACTAGATCATCAATTAAAAAAATCTTATGATAAATATATAAAAAGAATAAATGATGATACAGGTATTTACCCTGAAGTTTGGGCTGCAAAAAGTATTGAACTTGTGTGTAATAAATTAGGTATTGATGACTTTGATAGAACAGAGAAAACAAAAAAACCTTCTTTTACAAAAAACTATTTAAAGAATCATAAACATCCAGTGTTACGAGCAATTGCAAGCGCAAGAGAACTTGATAAACTAAAGAATACTTTTTTAGAATCTATCAAAAACTATGTACACAATGGTAGAATACATGCAGACATACATCAATTAAAAGGAGACTTTGGAGGAACTATAACCGGAAGACTATCTTACTCAAATCCTAATTTACAACAACTACCTAATTATACTGATATTGGTATGGGTATTAGGTCTATATTTATGCCTGAGGAAGGCCATAGATGGGGTTGTTTTGACTATTCTCAACAAGAGCCTAGGCTAGTGGTGCATTATGCTCTAGCAACGCTAGGAACAACTGGAGTTCAGTCTATCGCAGATAAATATGATGAAGCCGGTGAAAATCCAAATGATTTAGATATTCAAAAAGCAGCAGATTTCCATAGTATGGTAGCTGAAATAGCAGATATACCTAGAGGACAAGCAAAAACTATTAATCTTGGATTGTTTTATGGTATGGGTAAAGCTAAATTACAAGCACAATTAGGGGTAACTGATCAAGTAGCTAAAAATCTTTTAGCAACGTATCATAATAAAGTTCCATTTGTAAAACAATTAATTCATCACACAATGGACCGTGCTCAACAAAGGGGCTGGATTAGAACTATATTAGGTAGAAAATGTAGGTTTAATATGTGGGAGCCAGCAACGTTTGGAATGCACAAACCACAAACATTTGAAGAAGCATCGTTGGAACACGGATCACGGAACATTAAAAGAGCTTTTACATACAAAGCACTAAATAAATTAATTCAAGGTAGTGCGGCAGATATGACTAAGCAAGCTATGATAAATTTAAGAGCAGCCGGTATTACTCCAATGATTCAATTACATGATGAGTTAAATGTATCCTATGAAAATAAACAAGAAGCTGATAAGGTAGTAGAAATAATGGAACAAGCTGTTCCTCTCAAGGTGCCTAACAAAGTAGACTTCGAAGACGGAGAGTGTTGGGGTGATATAGTCAATAACCAAGAGGAGCAAATAGATGAGGATTTTTAATGGCTTATTTAAATGCAAACATACCGGCAACTTATGCACAAATAAAAAGAGAATATTTATATGACCTTAAAAAACATCACGGAGAAGTTGAAGACTGCATTGTGTTTGGTCTTAGCGCTCTTACAGGTCGGAGCATATTATTTCATGCTATTATGGAAAACGGTGCAATATTTTATCGC